GCAATGCAGCCAATTGACCAGCAGTACCAGTTAAAGCACCACCAGCAGCTTGAATTGCTCGCTCACTAGTATTTTGTGCAACAGGAAAACCTAACTTTGTAAGCAATCCCTCAACCGCACCAGACGGAGATGGTATTTGCATATTTTTAGGTAGAACTATATTTGCGCCTTGTGTAGCCATTTCAGCCAATGGCAATGTAAGTCCACCAGCAACAGCACCTATAGGGCCACCAGCTAAGAATCCAGCGCCAGCACCAGCAGCAACAGGCGCAGCACCTCTAACAGCTAGACCAGCTCCACGAGTAAAGTCTTGCATTAGGCTAGTTTGTTGTGGCGTAGATACTTTTTGAATAGCCGCAACAATCTGATCATCTGACATTGAATCAGGAAACTCGACTAATCCTTGACCTGGTACATCAATGACTTTAGCCATTATTCAATTCTCCCTGTCGCAGAATTATATTTTCTTGCGCCAGCAGGAGCAGGAGCAGGAGGAACTTGTTGCTCTAATGAGTAAAAATCAGCGAGATCAACAGTATCTGGTCGATTGCGTAATCTACCTAAGTTTTTCTCATGTGCTTTGATTTTAAATTGCGATGTTTTCTCAAGAGCATTAAGCAACGACAATACTTCAGGTTGCGTAAATGTTTGCAAATCACCACCAGCAGCACGTTTAATCAAATCTCGTTCAGGCCCTGTAATTGCTCCTTGACCCTTCATTGCTTGTGCAGCAGATAACTCAAGACTTGCAAGGCCCTGCATAGCAACGGCAGTATTTTTTAATCTTTCACTATCGTCTTTACCAGTAATTCCAAGACTTGTAGCTAATTGATCTACTACTTTAGGAACACCACTTAATGGGCCAGCATATACACCAGATTGAATTAATGGACGAATATTCTGAATTGTACTAAGAGTTGATTGAGCGCCTTGAGCCGCAGAATATGTATTACTTACAGATTCAGCAACACCCTTGCCAAACTCAGTACCAAATGCTTTTTGACCGGCATTAACAGTTAAATTCGTACTAGGAGTTCTGGTTTTTAAGAAATTCTCATACGACCCTTTATATCCCTGTTCTTGTGCAAATTTAAATTCTTCAATACTTGTGGCTAATTTTCCATCTTTACCTGGGCCAGTACCTGTAATTAAATCAACTGTACCATTTGCATTAACCTGCCATTTTTGACCTTCTTTTGTTGGTAATCCAGCAGAAGTCGCTTCTTCAAGAGTAAGTATTCGTCCTTTTGCCTCATCAGAAGCAGAAGATGCAAACAATACATCTCCTGTAGGACTAACTAAAGTTCCACCTTTAGATACGACTGTAGGCTTTCTACTAACTGCTTCACGCTCAGAGATAATCCTAAATGCGCCAGCAGGATTAGTATCAAACTCATCAGCAAGATCAGGATACTTTAGCTTCATTGCAGCAATACCGGATTGCTGTCTTTGTTGCAGCATTAGTTGCTGCTGTTGACCATAATTCTGAATACCTTGCTGAATAGCACCCTGTGAGGCTTGTAAGCCACCACCAAGCGCACCAGCGATATTTTGTGCAGCAGTAGTGCCGCGAGTACCCATGCCACCTAGCAAGCCGATAGCAGCGCCTAGCAAGCCTTGTGTATTTGCTCTGCTTTGCAGTGATTTAGCTTCTTCAGCGCCAAGCAATCCACTGTAATAGCTAGGCACTGTGCCTAGTATGTTTTGCATGAAACTTGGTGAATTATCTTGTGCCATATTCTGCCTAGACGCGTTTGGTTGACTTTGAGATGTACCTAATAAATTCTCAAATTGTGATTTTTGCCTTGAGTTAGTAAGTTTACCCAATAGACTTTGCCCAAGATAATCGCTTGTATCTATTTCTAATGGTACATATGGTGGTGGTTGATAATCTACATTATCAGAAACATTAGGTGCATTATTTTGTTGAACATCTTGTACATTTACAGCATTAATATCAGGTGGAACATTTGGAGTAATTCTTTGTGAAACTGGCGCATCTGATGAGGAACTGCCAAATTGATTAGTTTGACTAAATAAATACTGTGCTTGGTCTGCCGGAGATAATCTATCAAATTGATTTGGATTTGGAACAAATTTCTGCAATGCACTTGACCACACAAACGGCTCATTGCTTACACCCTCCATACCCCTTTGGCGAACACCTGTTCCAAGCGGGATACCAGATTGTTGGTTTATTTGATCAGCAATATATCGAAAATCCATGATCTACCCTAACAATGAAGTGCGACGCTGCATCTGTGGTGACTTTTGGCTAAGTAAGCTCATAAAGTCTACAGGAGCGAATTGACCGCTTTGAATTGGTGGTGCTTGCAATACTTGTGGTGGTGGTGGAGGCTGCATCATTGCACCGCCAGCTTGTTTAGCCACGCTAGTTAGTGCAGGATTTTCATTCATTAATCCTTGAATATTCTTACCAGCACTCATTATAGATTGCGTAAATGTTGGTGGAGCGCCAGCCATTCCCATTCCTGTGTATGCAGGAGTTCCCGATAATGCTGCTAAATTTGGCGCTGCAAAAATACCTGATGCTGGAGCAGCAACACTAGGAGCAAGGGTAGAAGCCGCCGTTTGAAAAGCAACTGCCGGGGTAAAAGCAGCAGCAGCGGCAGGAGCCAAAGAAGCAGCAGCAGCAGTTGGGATAGCGGCAGCAGCGGCAGGAGCAAGTAAAGTTCCAGTTGCTGCGCCACCTGCGAGTGAAGCAAGAAAAGCATTACCTGCTATTGCTGGTGCTGCTGCTGACATTGCACCTGCTAATGGGATTGCTGCTGCTGCCATAATAATTCCTTTAACGAATGTAATCTAAGTAGCTACTGCCGCCTGTTGTATTTCTAGCGGCAGCGGCTGCTTTTTCTGCTTCTGTTTGAGGCTCAACGTATTCTGTTGTAATTCCACCACGCGGCAAGCCAGTGATAAACGCACCAAAGTTTTGCAGCGTTTGATATGGTAACTGTGCTGTGTAGTCGTAACGAGCTTTATCAGCCGCTTGTTGAGTAGCCGTGTAACCCTCACCAACTTGACCAGCAGCAAGCAACCTATCAATATCAGCGTAGTCAGCAGCAGCAAGGCCAGGAGCCATGCCAGCAGCTTGCATACGTGTAGCTACATCGGCCTGATTAGCACCTTGAGCGCCAGCCAGTGCAGCCATTTGGTTAGCGTAGTCACTCTGGTAAACATTCTGACCTGCTTGAGCCGCAGCCATACGATTAGCAAGATCAGAGCCGTAAACACCTTGAGCCGCTTGAGTAGCCGCCATTTGATTAGCGTAGGCTTGCTGTGCAGCAGTGCCAAGACCTTGAGCGCCTGTGAGTTGATTAACAAAACCTTGTTGCGAAAGACCGCCAAGCGATTGCAATGCTTGTTCTTGCAAGCCACGCTCTTGCTGGTAGTTTTGCAGGTAGGCTTGTTGATTCTGTTCAGCCAAAGCCCTAGCAGCAGCGTCAGTCATCTTGCCAGCTAATTGTTGCTCTGCACCAGAACCATAGCGACCAGCCATCGATGTCTTGCTTTGCAGACCACGTATACCTTCTTGCAGTGATTCAGCAGATAAACGATTAGCCTGGCTCAATGCACTTTCAAGATACGGACTACCGCCAAGATATGCACCTTGAGATGTTGCGCGAGTTCCACCTAATGCCTCATTTTGCATTGTTCCAGTTTTCATTCCTTCATAAAAGGTTTGATTAGGATCAGTGTAAGCGCTTTGAGCTAGGCTAGAGAATTGCTGTTGATACGGACTAGCAGACTGACCAATCTTATCGAATACAGAGCCATAGCCGCTAGTTTGACCTGCTCTACCAGCATATTGCGATTCGTAAGGGCTTGCCTGATTCATCATGCCAGCGATGGTATTTTGAGCGCCACCGACAATCTGATTACCAGCAGCAGCACGACTTTGAGCTAACTGCAAAGCTACTTGAGTGGTTGTGCTAGGCTTAACGTAGGTTTCACCGCCATAGTAAGCAGGGCCACCAGCTTGTCGAAGTCTCTCTGCCTCACTCAGCGCTGTGTCAACATAAGGACGCAGCGTAGGGTCGAGCATTGTTTCTGTTGGAGTAAATTCTTGCTGCGATGGGCCACCCATAATTAAACCTCACTTATCCATAGTCTAGGGCTAAATCCAAGACTCTTAGCCCTCTTAATCCAGCCTTTTCGATGACTAGAAAATGTTATATATTTTGCCCCGCCTTGACGCGCAACCTCTTTTATGTATTTTAATCCATTTTCAAGGTTATCATGTCTATTTTCTAACGACCAACCAGCCCAAACGTGCAATTTATTGCCGTCAGGCTGCAATACCCAATAACCTATAACTCTACTGTTATCAATCAACGCCCAAAGCATTGATCTACCGTTGTAGCAATCTACATACACATCTTCAACAATCCAATCTTCAGGGCTTTTTGTCTTAACATTCTCTAAGCCTGGTCTAACGGAAGGCCACCACGATCTTAGCTCTTGCGGAGTAATATATTTAGTTTCCATTAGCCAACAATGATGTAGCCATAAGTTTTATCTGCCGTGTTGTTAGAAAAGTGCGATATTGTAGCTTGCCCTGGTTGTCTGCTAGAAACATATATATCAGATGCTGCTTTATTAGAAACATAACTTACTGTAGTAATAACACTAGGAACAGACGGTCTAGTCGGGCTTGTACCAGCAGCAAACGCCTGAATATTTACGCCAGTATCAGAAACTCGCCACATCATTTGTATGTAGTCATTAGCTGCTAGTTCAATAAAGTAATTCAATGCACCAATAAAATGACTAGGATCGCCTGAACTTTTCCTTGCTGATATACCAAATCGACTATTAGAAGCAGTTATATCTGCTCCATTCTTCCTAAACCACACATCTATATCTTGGCTACTATTCGTCGTATTATTAAACTGAATAGAAAATTGCAAGTTGTAAACACCAGCATTTCTAACATTTATCCTAGAACTATTTGATACATATACGCCATTGGAGTAATCAGTCGTGTCTAATGTAATAGCATATGCAGTTGTAGTGTTAGCAACAGTTTGGTTAGTAGAGTCCTGAAACGCTCCATACGGCATTGAATCAGCATAAGCAGCAGCAGATGTAGGCACAAAGAAAATAAGGCTGTCGTAGCCTATACGCTCATTAGATAATGTTGTTGTAGTGACATTTCCCGTAGCAAGTGTAATAGTTCCAGTATTATTGGTTTTTCCATCCATAACACCACGCACTATCTCTGCGACAGCTCGCTGATCTCCACCAAACGGAGGAAGCGTCCTAAACTGTGTCATCTGCCACCTTGTTTAGTAATATCAACATCTACACCCACACAAGTAGACCAGGAGCCAGACGGAATAGTCTGCACTCGCATATATCTACCAGCAGATCGTAATGACGCTCTGCCCTCTGTATCAGCCGCTACAGGCGTCGTATAGCTAATAGCGTCAGATAGGTTAGCTCTAGCTGAAACAGCTACAGAAGCCGATCCACCGTCTACCAATGGCCTAGCAAGTGTAATCACAGACCTGCCAATATCAATGTCACCAGTGACGATAGACGCTGTTTTGTTAGCACCACCAAAGGTAATGATCTTCTGGCCTGATACACCAGCAAATAGCGGATCACCACCAGCCCATTGACGAGCATCTAACGATACTGGTAACGCATCAATACTGGTACTGTATAAATCTAATCCTTCAAGTGTTACTGGAGGCGTAATAGCAATAGAGATAGCAGATGCAGTAGTTTCAACGTAAGACCATTTGCCTGTATCAATGCTGTATATCAAGATTAATTTACTTGCAAATACATTACTAAAACACCAAGCAATAAGACGCTTAACAGGGTCAACCGACGATGACATTAAGTTAAAGCTATTAGGATCAGCGTTATCAAAGAACCATTTGTCTACCTTACCTGCACTGATAGACTTAACGGTCTGACCGTCTGATACATAAAACCCATCATTAGCTAAAAAGTAAGTTAAGCCATTGTATTGAACAACACTACCATTAGATAAACAGCCAATGCCACGCGAGATAGCGTCAAACTGAAAGAATAACGGACTACCGATATAGCTCATGCGGTAGATAGCTTTTTCTAGTAAAACCAAGCCATACTCACCACCAGCCAAACCCATGATGTCACCACCGTCAGCAATTACCTGACTGTCTGATTGGCTAGTAGCGCCAGGTGTCCAGTTAGTTTCGTCGTTAATATCAGACCAATAAACTTTGTTTTCAAAGCTAGTTTCATTTGCAGCTACTACAAAGTCTCGTACCACTGTTATGTATTTAGCAATAGGCGCAGCAGCAGCAACATCATCAAAGAAATTAGATGTATTTAGCTCAACAGCCTGTATCTTATCTAAGCCATTTGCAGCAAGCATTACACTGCCAAATTGGACAACATCCCAAGATACAACGTCTGTGTATCCTGTTGTAGTCATTGCAGCTAATGCTCTAGTCGAATTATTGTATTTGAATATTTGACTAGCACCAGCAGCAAACAACGTAGATACTTGAGCATACTTACCAGCAAAAACTGTTAGTAATGTTTGACCTGCATTACCGCTCAAATCTGCCTCTGACTGCATTGGCTCATAGCCATTAGTCACAGGAATACAGTTCTTAGCTTCCGTAAGCGCACCAGTAACCCCAGGTTGATCTGGCAACCATTCAGCAAATACAATTTTAGTCTGAGCCATTTAGATTATTGTCCATGTATTTGATTGTGGAGCTACATCTGACCATTCCTCACCAATAATTGCACCAACTACAGTGACAGTAGTAGTAGAGTTTATTGCAGCAGCGCCAGAGTAAGTACCTTTTGCATTACAGGAAACAGTAGCAATTGCGTTAATGGCAGCAGTAGCGCCGACAAGGTTTCCGCCATTTGCCGACATGGTAGCAGTGCAAACTATATCAGCAGTGCTTGTGAAGATACCATTAGCCTCTGCGCTTAATGTTGCGCTGCAAGTAATCGCAGCTTCACCACTATATGTAGTAGGCCCTGGGCTTGATATTGCAGCAGTAGATAGCGCGTAAAATCCAAGCATTGCTTACTCCGGTTGCGTAGGCCAAGTAATTGTCCAAGGAAACCCATCTTGTGATGATATATCACGTAAAGCCTGACGATACGCAGCCCATACAGTTTGGTCTACAGGAGCGTCTGCTACCTGAGTCCAATCACATTCTTTGAGCTTGTCATTGCGACTTGTACGCACCGACTTAGCTTGCTCTGCATCCTTAGATGCCTTATAAGCAGCCTCTTGCTCCGCTGCTGTTTGTGCTGGCTCAGTCTCAGTAGCAGCAATATCAGTAAACACAGGCCCAAGAATGTATTTAGTAAACCACTTACCATCTATTAGTTCTACACCAGAAGCCTGTGAGTATTGGTAAACATCGCCACCTGTAGCTTGTGGGCCTTCAAACACTACGTCAGCACCAAACTCGTCTAATGTTTCTGCGCTAATTTGCTGTGAAAATGAAGTGTTTGGGTGAAGTGCGCGAAACTCACCTTCATACATTACTGCGCCAGTTTCTCTGATTCGTACTTGCATGATTAGCCTTTAAGCAATAGCCAAGAATATATATGTTGCTGAAGATACATTAACATTGGTAGCTGCAACTTGATTGACAATGAAACCTGAATTATCAGGATCAATAGTGTCATCTGTAGTAACTTCTGCTGCTGTGGTATTAAGACTTAAATGTGGATCATTACCAGATACGATGCCTCTAGCTGTGTCCCATACATACCAATCTCCAGTAGAGTCAGTTCGTTTAATCATCACAAATCTAGCGCCAGAAGTAAATCCACAAGCAATAGTTTGTGATGACCCGTTGCCTGTGTAAGAGCCTACTTTAGAGACTCCAAGACAGGTTGCGAATAAATATGCGACGTAAGTAACTCCACTTGCTTGAAATCTAGTGTCGTTACTTGTAATAGTTGTTGCAGTAGGAGTTGGTAAATTTGGCCCATGATTAGCTGAATTATTATTTAACTCTAAACCAAATCCTAATGATGGAAGCTCAACAAACCAAGGCTCCGTTGCTACTGATCTTTGTTTAAAAATCATAAAAGTTGGAACTACTCCAAGACTATGATTTATTACATATGTTCCAGCTCCCGTCCCCGTATAGCAAACCTCATCAAAGAAGCCTGGTGCGCGACGGAAATTCCAATTTACGTAAGACGCACCAGAGGAATTTGCTATTGCATTCGTTCCAAATGTTACACCTGTGTTTGAAAATGTAAGAGTGTCTGCTCTTGTTTCTTCTACGCTTGTGCTATTTGAATAGACTGCTTGATTAGAGCCACGCAATTTATCAAAGAAAGGCGTTGCGCCTGTAGCATCATGCGGCCTATTAACAGGAATAATTAAATCTGGTGCAAATCCAGCCGTACCTGTGGCTGTTGCGCCTGTACCTGTTCTTGTAACAGGACTAAACACACTCGTACCCAACGTAGGCACTTTCATCGGGCCACGACGTATGGCTATGTAGATGAATGTGTTTGGTGAAGTTCCCCAAAAAGCTGTTGGAAGTGAAAAACCAGTTGAATTAATTGATACCCCTACACCAACAGAAGATTCAGCGGAAGAAAGATTGGCTTTTAATGCATTATTATTTGTTAATGACAAATCCCTTAATGCGTCAAACATAAACCAATCACCAGTAGAATTGGTTTGCTTTATAATAATAAATTGTGGCTCATAGCCTAAAGTAATATTTAAACTTCCACTACCAGGCATTGCTGCACTTCCACAGCTAATCACATTGTCCGTACCAGTAAGACCAAAGCCTCCTGCGTCATGGGCGAATAGGTAGGCTACGTAGGTATTTCCGCTTACATTAACCGCTGAGTCAGCACTAAGAGAAAAAACAGTAGATGTTGGGACAGCAGTCCAGAAACCTCCGCCAAGGGCTGCATTTGTTCCATTTAATATAAGCGCATTATTTACTGGAGTTGATAAAGAACGATGGTATGTAGGCCAATTATCAACTGTATTTGTACCTTTAATAATCATGCAGCCGGGTGTGCTGCCAAGGTTGTGTGCAATCTGCCGACCAGAGACACCATTGCCAGTATAAGTCACAATATCAAAGAACTTAGGCTGTTCGCGGAATGTCCATGAGGTGTAGGTAGCAGGGGCGGTATTAGAGTTAAAAGTAGCCCCGATACTAAAACCGTTTGCATTAAATGAAGTTAGGGTTGCTGCGCCTGTTGCTTCAGCCGCAGTAGTATTGCTTCTTAAAAACTTAGTTGCACCCCTAACGGTATCAATTAAGCCATGATCTTGTACGATTCCCCTCGATTTAAGCCAAACCAACCCACCCTTACCAGCCAGATCGATATTATTAGTAATCGTCTGCGTAGCGCCGTTACCCGTATAGAGATACGTTGAGAATACGTCCTCAAC